AGCTCTGGTAGCTGGTCATTTTGAACGAGGTCAATTGTCGTCAGATACGCCATTAGATGAATGCCCTCGGTTTCGCCTTCAAACGCCCACCGGAAAATCCATATTTGACCTGTCGAGTAGTCCTCCCAACCGCTTTCTCAAACAGTTGGTTGTTCATCTGAGCCGCTCCGCCATTGCTAAACGGCTGACCACTCATCATTTGTAGGCGATACAAAGCTCCGTGAACCAAAGCCTCTCGGTTTTCCCGACCGACTGTGTCCGGTATAGATGTGGAAGTGGCTGTTGGTTTAACGCTGTAAACAACACGGAGTGTGTCGGCTGCGTCGGGTATTGGTGCCAGGTAAAAATCTGCGTTGTCTCTTTGTGAATACCACTTTGGCGATCCTTGCTCGGTTTCATCGCCGAGGCGACCAAGCAGTTCGCTGTAGCCCAAAGGCTGCAAAGCAGTTTTGTCTGCGTAAATGTCAATGATCCGGTTCAACTCGGTGCCCGTAGGCAACGTCACCGCATATTCGTTGACGCCTTTAATGATCGTCAGGGACTCAGGCTCTGGAATATAAACACCCGTTCTCGAACAGAAGTCGATTGCCGCGTCCCGCACAGACCTCTCAATCAGGAACTCTGGGCATCCCTGAACCTCCGGACGGATATAAATGCCAAGGTCGGAGTACTTCACTACATCCTCCCGGCATTCACATCAGGAGTGCTTGGAACTGGGTTGAGCGCAGTGTCAATCTGAATCTTCATCCCCAGGCTTGTTTGAAACGACTGATAGTGCATCTGCGCTCTTTGAGCATTACCAGCGTATTCGCTGTCTTTCTGGTATGCCCTCATCAACACAAAATCTAACAGCGCCCCCGCATAAACATCATCAACACTGATGACCTGGGTGTCCGTAGAAAAATTGCTGATCGTTATATCCGCAGGTGCCTCGCTGTAGACGATTTCAATGTCAAAATCCGCAGTCGCTTTCGGGTACAGATAAAAGACCTTCGGCGCCGCCGGGTCATACACATAATGCTCAATCTTGTTCGAGCTAGCCGCCGTTTCATGCCAATCCGGTAGCGTTTCATCCAGAATTTTGCGATCCACTTGAGTGATTGCCCGACCATCTTTGTTCCGAACGACGTCAATCAGACGCAACCCCGTAGCCGGCAGCGACTGCTTGCTCCCTGCAACACAGTCATAATCAGCAGTAACCATCTTTGCGTCTGGTCGATGCAGTACCACTTCTCGCTGAGCATCGTTGAAAAACTTCAACAACTCAGCTTCTGGGTACCGGACATGGGATGCGTCCTGCAAAATAATTGCGGCTCGATCAATTACGTCTACGACCTTGGTCGTTGCCATCAGGCATCCTCCCACTCAATTACCTCGAGGTTAGGATTCCCTTCCCACTCCTCAAGGTAGTATTGAAAAACGTTGCCAGTCACCACGTTCCGAACCGCCTTGGGCTTTCTTGCTTTAGGAGTCGGCGTCGGGTTCTTTGCTTCTTCTTCCAGTTGAGAAAGCTGCTCAGCCAGGTCACTAAGTTTCATCCTGCGATCAAGCTTTTTCCCGAACTGGTTAAGAGCCGTTTCATAGATGTCATCTTTCGTGTTTGCAGCTTCCATATGATCCTCATAGAGAAAGAAAGAATGGGGGGCTACAAGCGCCAAGCGGCGAAAGTAGCCCCCCTTAGACCTATCAGGTCCAGCTACCGGCGATCAGGCAATCGGGAACGATTACCTTGCTGCCGAAGACCTTCAGACCGCGTACCTGAGTACCGAACTTGCTTTCCATCCGAACTTCCTCAGTGTTTGTGAACTGAGAAGCGAACGTGATGCCTTTCTTGTGACCCGCGAGTACTTTGGTGTACCCGGACGCCACTGAAAGCATATTGCTCGTATACACGGTGAAACGATCAACCATTCCCACCTTTCCGTTACGGAGAGGCGAGGTTTCGTCACCAGTCAAGTACGCTTGCTTCAGCTCGGTTTGTTTCAGAATCGAAATAAACTCAGGGCTCAAAACGAGAAAACGACCTTCTTCAGGGACGTTGTTCTCATCCAGCGTCTTGGCGAATCCAAGGATTTCTCCAAGGATGTTGCTTGACGTGATTGTCGTGTCAGAACCGGTCGTTCCGGCACCCGCAACAACATCTGCCAGGACTTGAGTTTCAACCGAAACCCGCATCCCTTCGGCAGCGTCGTTTGCAGCCTCTTCCATCAGATTGATGTCGCTTTGTGCTGCAAGCACATCGTCACTGAGGAAGCTGTAGTACTTCGCCTTGTCGATCAGGAGTTCGACTTTTGCAGTCGTCAGATCCTGAGTCGTAATGCTTCCGGCGTAGTCGTTTATCGTCACGGCGGGAACCGTGCGCACAACGACCTTGTCCCCGGCAGCGGTGATGCTGCCTTCGTAGTCAGTGTTTGAAATTTCGGGCAAAACTGAGGCGGCATAGAACTTTGCCTGCAGCAGCTTGCTGAAAATTTCGGGGATGAAGTTTACTTCGGAGGTTGCCCCCGTACTAAAGAATGAAAATGCCATCGCAAAAATCCTTCACAAGAGATTTAGCGGCGAATGGCTCCAGCTGCCTGAGCTTCAAGAATCTCAGTTTTGTGCTTCTCGAATTGATCGAGCGGCATGTTGACAATGTCATCCACTGTCCAGCTTTTGCGTTCGCCAGAAACGTTAGCTTTTCGCGCTTTTGGCAGACGAGGTTCTGCAACCTCCTTTGCCTTCGCTAAAGCTTGCTCTTGCGGCGTTGCGGGTTTGATCCCCATGTCAGACTTGAACTTGTCCAAAACGGCAATGACGTCGTTGCTGCTGCCTGACTCGACCCAGCCATGGATCTGCTGATCCTGCTGTTCAAGCCAAAGAGCCCAATCGCTCGTCTCGACCACTTGATCAAGATCGGCATGCACGCTTCGGATGCGCTCGAAATGTTCTTGCGCCGCCTGTGCCTGCCGTTCTTCCTGCAAGCGTTGCTCGTATTGGGAATTCAGTTCTGATTGTTGATCCACCCTGTCTCGCAGATTTTGCAACTCATCCAAAAGCGGACCCGCCACGTCGGGATATTCTTCCCGCACCTGGCTGAGTCGCTCAGAATTTCGCTGCTCGTCTGCAAGCTGACCTTTCAACGCAGAAACGGTTTCAGAAAGATCGGCAACTTGCCGCCTCAAATCTGCCGCTTCTTGCGTAGCTTGTGTCATCTTCGCCTGGGCACCTTTCATGGCTCTTTCAGCTTTTTCTATCCGCTGAGCCGCATCAGAATCTTCGCCGCTTAATTGAGATTCCTCTCCGGGAGCTTGTTCTGCAGACGATTCCACCGTGTCCTCAAGCTCTGAGGGGGCTTCCTGAACGAACTCTTCCTCCGGTTCCAAGCTGTCCTCCGCCGAGGGACTTGCCTCCGAATTCCGAAGCTCTTCCATCATCTGTTCTGCTTCAGCCATCAATTGTGCTGGGTCGTTACGTGCCATCTACTTTTTCCGAGTCCCCTCGCAGGGATATTCGTTAATCAACCGCGGTTATCCGTGAACGGGACCGCGCTTTGTCCAGGACGACCTTCGCCGTCCCCTCAAGCCCAAGCAGGAATCGAAGCTCTTCGATTCGACCTTGCTCGTGCTTAAATCCTTTTTCATCCGCATGCTCCAATCTCGACTGCGCGTCTTGCAGCCTGTTCTCAAACAGGCGGCGCACCTCCTGGTATTGATCCTGGTGACTCAGCCATAGGATTGCCTGCGCCTGCTCCAGCGAGCATTTGATTTTGGATTGCGGCTTGTTCAGCTTGGATCACCTCCTCACTCTTAATGATTTCGCTAGGATCAATTTCCATTGACTGAGCGATGTCTCGCAACAGCTGGGTCCGGTCTACAACCGCCAGATCGGTCGGGTTGCTAACCAGAGAAAGGAACTGAAGAAGCCTCTGACTCTGAACCTCTTTCTGAATTAAAGCGGTGCTGCCGCGAGCAAAAATCTTGAGGTCGCCCTTAGCTTCTTCGTTAGTGGAAAATTCCATGTTCCAGCGAAACAGGCTGGTTACGAGCGGCTTCAGGAGGTGATCATCTATGAGCTTTATCGTGCTTTTGAGGCTTACGTTCGCAGCTCCCATCAGCATCGACATGCCAGTTGCGGTCTTGTTGAGGCTCTTGCCTTGCTCACCATGCGTATAAGAGGGCAGCGATGTCGTCTCATCCGCAAAACGCCGAAACAGCTCTACGATTTGGTTGAGCCCATTCGCGTTAGCAACGGGCTGATACCAGCGAATCGCTGGCATGCTTCCGTCACCACCTTCTCGCAGCCAAACGCGCCACGGGTGGACATCAGTCGGATCTTCACCGGCTGCAAGGAGATCAGTGTTGACCTCCATCATTGGTCCGGAACTGAGCGCCAGGTTGTCCAGCCAGATCCTGGTCGCAGCATTCATCGTGGTTTGAGAGTCGCGCATCATCCTGGGAACGCCCGTTCCCCAAAATTGATGAGGTGATCTCTCGTAGGGGAAGATGTGGTACGGAAGCGTGTAACCCGAAATCGGGTTCAGCATGACCTTTAGAACGCTGCTGCCGCAGATCCAAACGCAAGCGCTGTACGAATCAGACAAGTCCGCGTCTTCAGGAAACTCGACGCCATGCTCTTCTAGGTCATAGCCGTCGACCGTGCCCCAGTACTCCAGGACGTCATACCGGTTGCTATCACCGTGATCGTTGATCCCGGCAATTTGACGGCGGGTCCGCTCATGCTGTTCCTCTGAATGATTGCCCTTACGGCTGGTCTTCAACAGGTGACGAACGACATCCCCATCAAAACCTGGCAGGTCCGCCAGGTCACGAAACTGCTTCCTGGTTAGAACGTGCCGCCGAAACAACCCGTCACAATCATCGAGGGTCGTGCAATAAGGGTCCGGGTACAAATCGAAAATCGACACTGCCTCGATCTCGGGCATCGGTCTTTCAATTTGCGTCAGCGCGTAACCCTGCGATCCCGTCGTTGGGTCAATGACCCGCGAGTACGACTGCGTCCGGTCAATCCGAACTGTTCCGCTCTTAACCGCACCGCTGCCGAAAATAGCCGCCTCTAAAATCGCCTCTTTAATCTTCATTTCGGCATTGTTTTCGATCAGCTGATCTTCGATCTCGACCGCCATCAACTCTGCTGCACGTTCTGCAATCTGCTTTTCGGCTTCGAGAAACTCGCCCTCAAGCTCCTGCATGCGCTGAGCGATCAGGTCTTGATTGAGAGCAGGATCCATTCCGCTGGCAGCAGTGACCTGCTCCATCGCCATCTGGCGCATCTCCATCGCTTTAAGCGGAGAAATTTGCGGAATTGGTGTAGGTTCAATCGAAAAGAACGAATCACCAGACTGAAACAAGAGGTCAATCAGGCGCGAATACGCAGCCATAACCTTGGTGCGAGTGATACCTACAAAGACTTTTGACCGCGCTCCAGACTCATTGAGCCGAGCAAGCACATCAGGCTCATACTGACCCTGGTATTGCCGAAGATCTTTGATCCACTCGTTTTCAGTCTCTTTCCGAGCGTCTCGGTATTCAGTAAATACTGAAGACAGGCGAGAGCCCAGCGATTCAAGCTCATGCTCCTGAACGCCGTCGTACTCGGTCTCTTCCTGAATTTGCAACTCGCTCATCAATAACCTGCAATCGCATCAACGCTTGTGTAGCGTTTTTGGATTATCGGTGCCCTCGGGCGGGGCATTGAAGCGAGTCCGTGCAAAGCGATGGCGAAAGCCATCACGCGATCATCATAGCACCCTTGCTGCGAATTGAAACTGCCTTTGTCGTCAATGACATAGGTTCGCAACTCATTCACCAACTCAAGATCGGCAATGCCACTTTCTTCCTGGCGAAGCAGCGCAGCCATGTTGTCCACGATCAGCGGCTTGGTTTTGCTGGTTGTAAGAAAACCACCCCTTTTCGTGAGCTTGTCGCCATAAGCGCCATCTACGCTCGATTCGACAAACAGGTTGGGATAATTGATTTCCTGGAGCCTGCGTAGAGTCGTTAGACCATGATTGTTCCGCTCTACAATCACATAGGCATGGTTGAATCTCTGCCCCAAAGCAGCAACCAGATTCCCCCACTCGAAGGGATCCACATGCCCGTGCCAGCACGCCACCTGGCGCCCAAGCCCATCCAGCACCTGGGCAACTGAGTAATCGCCGTAGTTGAGACCCTCGGCAACGTCCACCCCAATGACATAGTTTTCGTTCGCGCTAGGCGAATGCCACTCCTTATAAGGACCGGATGAATGCGCCGTCAAAATACCGTTACGGTAATCCCCCCGGAAATCCGGGGTGTAGCACTCGCTTTCAGCCGCCTGAAGCGCAGCCTCTTCGACAAAGCACCTACCGCTCGTTAAAAAGCTCTCAATCGGAGTAGACGGGTATTCCTGGCGGAAAAGGTCAGAACTCCCCAACTCATCTAATTTTGCGCGGCGGAAACACAGCTGTGCATCAGATAACCCGTACTGCTGCGCCAGCTTGTACTCCTCTGGGGTCGCCTCGAAATACGGGCTGGGCTTTCGCACATATTCCGGCATCCAGAACCAAGGGATAAAACAAACCTGCCACTCCGTCTCGCCCCTCAGAGCCTTCATGGTCTGCTCATAAAACCAGCCGCCGGTTCCGTTGGCAGTTGTTTCGAGGATAACTTCGGAGTTCTGACCCCCAACCGTTTGCAGCAAGCCAGCCACGATGTCACTTCCCTGCGGGTAAAACGCCACCTCAGAACCGTGTACGAAACGATTGGTTTGACCGCGTCCAGTCTGCGTGCTTCGAGCAGTACCTACCCGATACCGGGAGTTGATGTCCTGAAATACAAGACTTGACCCCGTCTGACTTTGCAGGGGCGGCTTAAAAGCAGGGTGCCCAATGTTCTGGTAGAAGAAATTCACCATCTGGAAGATGGAATTGGTCGATTCCGCCAGGTGCGACAGCACGAACGCATTGGCATTTCGGTTCTGGGTGATGCGCCAGAAGAAACGCCCCTCGACATAGGTGCTGATGCCCACCTGCCTGGCTTTCAGGACCAGCGCACGGATATTGCCCTGCGCCTGCATTTGCTGTTCAAGCCGCTGATGTAGCCACATCTGACCCCTGTTCAGGACCAGCGGAGCCATCTCACCCTCTTTGCTGACAATTTTGAGAATGTTCTTGGCGTACAGCGGAAAGCTCGCCTTGAGCTTCCTAGCGACTTGTTCGATCTTCGTCATAATTGCTTACGGCTTTGCACCACCACAGAAATTTCTGAAGGGTCAGGTCAGATTTCATCGAGTTAACCCGGTACCCAATAAGGCTTACGTTGCCTGGCTCGTAGCCCTGGTCTGAATTGACTCGGTCAAGGGTGATGTCCATGTCGTCGCCAGTAGCACTGCGGGTGAATGGCAGTCCCGTAATCGCACAGCGGTGGTCCTGCTCCTCAAGCAACTGCATGCAATAGGCAAGATCAATCTCAAACTTCAGCCCCTTCCTCTTGGCTCGATGCTTCGCAATCCTCAAACGACCAGATAAGTAGCTCTTCCAGTCCCGCCCCCAAGCCTCCCGCTGCTGGGCATGACGGCACTTGCTGCATATCGGTTTCCCCGCGCCAGGGGTTACGGGAGCGCCGCAAAAGCGGCACTTTCGATCCGGAGGGACCACGACTCGTCTCTGTCAGTTAGCTCCTCAAAGCGCTTAACGGCATCCCTCGAATTCGATACCGCAAATTCATTCCCCATCAGCCCAGTCCCAAGAGCAATGCACCCCTGCAACTGGCGACTCCAGTTCGCTGAATGAATCAAAATGTGAGTGCGGTTAGGCACGTCCTCCAGAATCCAGGTCCACCCAAACCTGGGTGACTCCCGCCACCTCAAGTCATAGACGCCCTCCGGAACGCAACTGACATTCGGCGCGTTGTCGAGCCAGGGACGCTCCACCGTCCAAAAAACTTCGCCCTCAAGCTCGATGATTCCCATGGTCGCAGTAGGTGAATGCGCCCACCTGGACAGAACGATTTCAGTCACAGTTCTTCCTTATCGGAATTACATTGTTTGGACGGGGGCTAATGACGTCATCCGGGTGAGTGCCCCAGGACACCACAACGTGCGCTTCGCACCTCGGACAGCTCAGAAAGGTGTCGACCTCGTAAAGGTCACTGGGCGAGTCAACATCACTCATCCAGCGCAACTCTTCATCACAGGCGTAACAGTTCATCTTCATAGGGCTCGGCTTCCGCTTCGGCTTGGGGGGCTTCTTCCGCTTCTTCCACTTCCTTTTCCCTGAATAGGAAGGTTTACATCTTTTTATATTCTTTTTCATCTAAACCCTTACATCAACACGCTTTGTGTTCGTTAAGTCCCTAACCGTTACAGAACCATTCCTGGAGTCATATAACGCACTTTTGACGACTTCAGGTATCTCCGTCCTCGGTTTGCGAAAAGCCCCCGTATCGAGCGCCTGCTGCTTCTGGTACGCAACGGCATTCCACGTAGGGTTCGTGGTCAAAATTTTCATCTTTTCCTCCCGGTACTCTCAGATCGACCGCCCCCCATCCGCCGGACCCTATCCCCCCTCCACTTGATCTTTCGCTCGCACCACTCACACAACCTCAACGCCGAATTGTCCTTCGGCACCCATGCCGTCTTGCCGCAATTCGCACACGCCACCGGTCGCAGGTCATACCTGTTCTTCTTCATGGCGGAAACGGCAGAACATTTCCCGCCGCCTCCGATGGGGCTTCGAACAAACACTTCACAATGTGTTCCAAGTCCGCCCGACGGTAATACTGCTCTTCACCAATCATCAGGCTGTCCGCATACGCCGCTACGCTCATGCGGAAAACGTCCTCCTCCATGTCCAGGTACTCAGCAGCTGTCGGGCTGCGCATTAAGTGCTTCATGGGTCTCCAGGGTTGGGTTTAGGGGCTGATAGTTCCCTCATGGAACCAGGGTGGCGAGCGGCGGGGCGGCGGCAGACGACACCCCTCCCCATACCCCCGCTGGGCGTCGTGACGGGCAGGGTAGATGCGCCATGACCTCGCGTAGGTCGTGTCAGTGCTGCTGTAAGTCGTTGTTTTCGCCGGGAATGTCCATCGGCGGGAGGTCCGCCTCGGTCTCGTCGAGGTCAAGATCCGCCAGAAACGAGGCTGAATACGTCGTTACCTCCGTTTTTTCGGGAGCGAAAGCCCCGTAAACCTTGCCCAGCACCTCTAGGGCTCTGACTCTGGTGCTGTCGTTGTTGCCGCCATCGGTAGCCTCGGCTGTGAGCCGCTCAACCAGCCACTGCACCTTATCTTCGCTATCCGCCATGATTTCCGTCCTTTTGCGGTCAATCGCCGCTTTGACATTAGGTTTGGTGAGGTTCTCGCTAGCAATCTCTTTGGCTGTGTGTTCGCTGTATCCAGCCCTACGCGCTGCCTCTGCACCATTGGCGGTTGCGAGGAACTCGACCACGAACCGTTCCTGTCTGTCTGTGAGTGGTCTGTCTACTGGGTCATCGCTCACTGGTGTTCTTCCCTCTGTATAGAAGAAGCCGAGGTTGGGGTGTGGGTTCTTTTTTCCCCGGCTCGAAAATTTTTGGCTGCTATCAAGTTGTCCCGGGGGTGGCTGCTATCAAGTTGTCCCGGGGCGGATCACAGCAGCTGACTCGCGAGGCTGACCGCTGCTGCAAACACGATCCACGCGCCTCGCTCTACCAGCAGCCCCTTTCCCGCGCTCTTCGCCAACGTCTCGCTGTTCTGCTGCTGGGCATCCTCGATCAGGTCGAGCCGGAACTCGTGACGGTCGATCCGCTGCGCAAGAGCGTCTTGGCGTTCATCGATGCGCGCCAGATCAGCCAGGGCGTCCACGACGCGGTCTAGTTTCTGCTCGATTCGATCGAGGCGATCCATGGGTCTGGGCTCGTGTTTTTTGGCGGCTGGAATTATTTTCGCACTTAACTCTTGCAAAATACATCTGATGTCCGTATTGTTCGCTCTGTCGGGGGGCATTGTCCCCCATTAACCGGAGCCAAAACATGAACCACCACGCACTCGCCACCTCACTCGCAGTCGCAGCAGCGGCAACGGCGCTCGACCCGATCTACACCGAACTGGTGAGGGAATTGATCGCGGCACAGCGCCGCGTCGATTTCCACGTTGACGCTGCTGACGCGCTCGACGACGCCGCGCTCGAAGACACCGCTGCTGCAGCCCGGCTGCGGATCCACGAAAAGCACGTGGCGCTTTGGAGCAACGCATGCAGGGGCATAAAGGCAGCGCTTCCGCAACGCGAAATCGAGAACGCGCACCACCTCATCTGGGCGCTGCGGATGCGGCGCACGAGCAGCTGGACCGACCTCATAAACCACAACCACAACCACTAAACGGAGCAATAAGAAATGGCACATGTAATCAATCTCGACGCAGTTCGAAATCGCCACAACATGGCGTATGTCGGCGCCAAACCGTGGCACGGGCTGGGGCAGCAGCTGTCGCCGGGTCAGCCCATCGAAGTGTGGGTAGAGGAGGCGGGTTTTACGCACTCAATCCTGCGCTCACCGGTCACGTTCAACGCAGGCGGCGAGAACCAGCTGTTCCCGAATCGCGATGTCCTGTTCCACAGCGAAACGGGCGAGCCTCTGGGACTCGTGTCGAACCGCTACAAAGTCGTGCAGCCAGCCGAAGTGCTGGAGTTTTACCGCGACTTGATCGATGCCAGCGGCGACTTCGCGCTGGAGACCGCCGGAGTCCTCGACAAAGGTCAGCGCTACTGGGCGCTCGCCCGATACAAGGAGCAGATCAGCCTGGCTGGCGACATCGTCAACCCGTACCTCCTGCTGGCTACGTCCTGCGACGGCACGATGGCTACAACGGCTCAGCTGACGAGCGTCAGGGTCGTGTGCAACAACACGCTGCAGCTGAGCGTCAGCGACAAGTCCGCCCGGACGATCAAGGTGCCGCATAGCACGTCCTTCGACGAGGCAGCGGTCAAGCGCGAATTGGAGGTCGGCGGGGCTGTTGCAGCCGCACAGGCGGAATTCGAAGCGCTGGTGAACCAGTCAATCGACGAGCGCACGACCATCGACGTGTTCGCCGAACTGACCGCCAAGCGCGACCGTGCCGGGAACGTGACGAACGAGAAAGAATTTCAGCGGCTTACCCGCGAACTTTGGACGTCGTTACGCACGGCGCCGGGGGCAGACCTTGAATCTGCGCGCGGTACCGGGTGGGGCGTCCTCAACGCAGTCACGCATTTTGTCGATCACAAGGCATGGGCTCACTCGGACAACAACCGCTTTAAGTCGGCTCAGATGGGTACCGGGGCGGCGATGAAAGCCCGTGCATTCGAGTTGATCAAGCGAGCAGCCTGACCATGGGGGGGCGGGGACTTTTTTCCCGCCCCTTTTTTTAACCCCACAAAAATGGAGCAAAGCATGAAAGACCATATGGATTGCGACGAAGTCGCACAAATCTGCGCAACCGTGCGCCCGTTCACTTTCCGCAATCCCGTGACGGGCAGCACGCAGGAAGTGGTTACCCCGAGGAGCCTCGCGAGGATCCTTGCACAGGCGGTCATCACGTCGCGGCGAACCTACTACGAAGCATCCCTTATCACTGCGCAGATCGTCGTCGGTCTTGACGACCACGGCAACGATCAAGAGTACATCAGTGATTGCGAGCAAGCGGTGTGCGATGCCGAACCGAGAGACGCGCACAAGACGCTCGGCTTAATTCTCTCGCTTGAGACCTGCTGCTGCCATGCGCCTGACTGGGTGCAGACCGACGCGTATTGGCTGCTCCAGTGCGTCAAGCATCAGGCGATTAGCAGAGTTTTGGATAGCGGAGCAAAAAAATGAAAACGATCACGATCAACGGGGAAACCATAAAAATCAGCGCAGCCGAACAGCGTGCGCTGGAGATTTTGAAGCGCGAATCTTTCGCAGCGAAACGCGGCGAGTTTATAGAAGGTCCGCGCCGCTGGGAGAAGTTCATCCTACCGCGCTCTGCGGAGCGCCGTAAATTGTTGGGAATTGTCGAGGCACGGAAGCTCCTGCCTCTGCCCGAAAAAAACGGCATCCCCGGCATCCTCGGCGTATCGGCAAAACTCGGGCGCATGCTCGGGCTCGGCGGCTTGACCAATGACGCGATGGCGCGACGCCATGAGCGGTTCTTCGCCGAAAACCCGCGCTGCGACAACGTGGTTTTGGGTGACCCGCGCCGGATCAACGCCATCCTCCGAAAAGTTGCGATATAGCCGAAACGCCCTCCGTGGGCGTCCGCGTTGGGACTGATCGCCCAGCCGCTGACGAGGCAGATCCTCGAACCAACTGGAGAACGATATGAAAGCTTGCGAAGAGTGCGGAGATCCGATCCGCGTCAAGGACCAAATTTGCTGGGAGACCGGAGGCAAGTGCTACCCGGAGGAGAGTTATTACCGCCGCAGCAATCGACATGTCGCGATTTATAAGGGACGGAAATACCGAGTTGCGTGGCAGGGCAAGACCAAGTACGGGCAGAAAACGAAGCTGCAGTTCTTCAACGGATCCAAAGAGTTTTGGGTTGACACCAGCCGACTGGGCTAGTGAAGGGGGGGGGATTTATTTCCCCGCCCTAAATTTTTCTGAAGGAGCAAAACAATGGAACTTGCAACATACGCGGACCATCTTGTCGGGTTAACGCAGCAACAACAGACCGCGCTCATCCGGATCTATTCCCGGCACGTCAAGCCCACTGACCACCCTGATTTTTCGTATATCGATTTCAGCGATTGGCTGCAACGCGACGTGACGGTGTTGACGTATGACGACTGCGTCGTAGCCGCAGTCCCCGGCATGCACATTGCTATCGAGACTGACGGCTACGCCCATACATAAGACTCAATTTTTGAGGAGAAAAATATGCAAATGAAAAATTACGCTGCATGGGGAAGCCACTTCTGCAACTGGACCGAAGCTTTCGCGAAATTCGGAAATGCCGACGGCGATGACCCCGACGCGGAGGCAAACACCGAGCAGGTCGCGGACACAATTCGCGAACTCGGATACGTCTGCGAGGTCTGGGGAGGCCCGCACAACGTGATGATCGTCTCGATCATCGATGCAGACGGCGTCGACATCCTCGCGAAAGCGGACGTCGGATCCGAGGATCCCAGACGTTACCTCCCGCAGGACATCCTCGATCACCTGCGGACAAGATTCAGTGAGAGTGACGAAGAGTTCCACGAATGAGCCGAAACGCCTTCGGGCGTCCGCCCCGGATTGATCGCCGGGGCGCTGATGAGGCAGTTCCTCAAGAACCAAAACCCGTAATTTTTTACTCGGCTTTCGGGTCTTTTTTTAGGAGTCAAAAAAATGGCAAATGCCACCCTCAACAGCCGCTATACGAGCGTGCAGCAGCGATGATCAGCCATCCTTTCAAAATCGATGATCATCGCCACCTTAAGGTGTGCTACACGCTCGATCAGCCTGCCAAAAATGACCGGCGACAACAACTCATGG